ATTACTGCGACTATGACTTCATTATAACCGTGTACGAACCGAACATCATGGACTTTCCAGAAGAGAAGCTACCGATTGTGATATTCCACGAGCTACTCCATATAGGAACAGATGGGAAGCTAAGAGACCACGACATCAAGGACTTCCGATTGATATTGGAAGAGTATGGGCTTAATTGGCAGACAGACGACCTACCGATTACAGGGGGTGACGCTGATGAATCCTAAAGTGGAACGCTTCACGAAGCCAGAGCCACCAGAGGACATGCTACCGGGTGAAATCCAATTATGTGAAATGCTGTGCGACCCAGAATATGCACTCACGACTAAGACGAAGTTAGCGAAGGAGCTCGGGGTATCACGTCAGACGCTATACGACTACCTATCTAAGAAGCGTGTGGTTGACTACATGGCACAGCTTATCGACTACTATACCGATTTAGAAGTACCGAACGTGTGGAAGGCATTAGTAAGGAAGGCCAAGAAAGAGGACCTACAAGCTATACGGCTCTTCTTTGAAATGAAGGGTAAGTACATTCCACCGACTGCACAAACACAGATCGCTCTAAAGGATAGCAAGGCTACCATTAACATAATCAGTAGTATACCCAGACCTTCAGGAGCACTGACAGGGAACGGGAACATTATAGAAGCTGACGGCTACGAGGTGGACAATGCGTAAGATATCTAAGGAAGAATACGACGAGCTCATAAAGCGTGAACCGATGAAGGTGAAACGCACGAAAAAAGGCTACTATCATTTAGGAAAGAACAAATGGATCTCCAAGGGCAAGGATAAGGACAAGGAATTACGGTCCAAATACGAGGACTGATTCAACTCGCACCGTTAGGGGTGGGGCTTATCAAGACAAACGACATACCTATTTCAGTAAAGAGGGAGTGTATACGCCTACATAGGGCAGGGCTGACTTCGAGGGAGATATACGACCAATACTACAGCAGGGATTACGACACGGCATACAGTGGTTTCAGGAGCATGTTAAAGGTATGGAAAAAGAAGGTAGACATTGACACAGAGCTATTGGAAGCTGGGAACTTAGGCTACCGTTTTACACCACATGCTACGACAGTACAGCTTGATTCCAATGGAGAGATAGTACAAAGCTGGATAAAGTCAAGCACAGGCGACAACCTATATATGGAGCTTATCGAAGCTATAGGCAACCTTCCAGTATTGGAAAGGTTTGAGACAAGGCCGACAGATACAGGGCATGACATGCTCGAGATACCTTTATTTGACATGCACTTCAGGGAAGCCAACAAGGAAAGGTATGAATCAGTACAGGCAGAGCTCGACGCTCTTCTAATGGAGCGTACATATACCGAGGTAAACATCGTGATCGGTCAGGACCTATTCCACAATGACGACTTCAGAGGGCGTACATCATCAGGCCGTGAGATAGAAAGGGTAGATATGATAGCTTCGTGGAATGAAGCAAGAAAGTTTTACTACCACTTAATAGAGACTGCATTAACGCAGTCGCAAAAGGTAAAGGTAATATTCACCAAAGGGAACCATGACGAGAGTATGGCGTGGGCCTTCGTACAAATGATAAAGGCACAGTTTGACGGGAGCATTGAGGTTGATGACAGCTACAGGGAAAGAAAGCTGATAACGTATGGCACGAACTTCATAGGATTGACCCACGGGGATAAAGCAAGGAACAAGCCGATTGATCTAAGAAGCATGTTCACGATAGAGTACCCTATTGAATACGCACATGCAAAGGTAAGGGAAATACACGCAGGGCACTTGCACCACGAAAGGGGCGAGGACGTCTATGGAATAATGTGTAGAAGGTTATCCACTGCTAACGCACAGGACGACTACCATAATGACAACGGCTATGTAGGAGCACACAAAAGGTTTACCGTGTTCAGGTGGAATCCTGAAAAGCTTGTGGCAATCTATTACGTATAGGAGTGATTGAGTGTTAATCTATATATCGCACCCGTTCCAGAATAAGGAAAGCAACGTCAAAAAGATAGAGTGTATAGTCCGTAGGTTGTCTAAGAATAACCCTGATAATACCTATATATCGCCAGTCCACACGTTTGGTTTCATGTATGACGACTTCTCTTATAAGAGAGGGCTTGATATGTGTTTGGACCTATTAAACATGTGTGACGAAATGCAAGTATATGGAGACTGGGAGCATAGTCAAGGTTGCAAGGCTGAAATAGCCTACTGTTTAGAGAAAGAAATCCCGTACGAAATAAAAAAATAAGGGTGATCTAATGTACGAGCTGACAGTTAATGGTATCAAGTACGAGAATGTTGTCTACAATGACAAAGGCTTTATCGTGCAAGAGACAGGCACAAGGTATTCAGGCAAGTACAATAACAAGTACCGAATACAGAATACATACGGTACAGATGAAAACCACACACATTTACACAGTTTAGATAAGTGCAAGGAAGTAATTGCTCTGGTAATCCACAACAGGTTGCCGAGAGGTTCAAAGAAATATGTGATGAAAAGTTGCTTTAGGTTGAGCATAGACGAGGATTATAGAGATAAAGTACAGGCCTTGATAGAAACCAAGAGAAACAAGGGACAACAAAGCTATAGGAATAAGAGAGTTGGTGCCAATGGACATTGTTATAAACTATACGCCTAATGAGAAGCAGGCAAAATTCCATATGTCAGACGCAACAGAGGCCGTCTATGGTGGAGCCAAAGGTGGTGGGAAGAGTTGTGCATTGATAATGGAAGCCATGACTTATGGCATGGAACACCCAGAAGCAAGTATCTATTTATTCCGTGAAACATATCCTGACCTCGAAGATACATTGATTCCTGAGTGGAAAGCAAAGGTCCCAAAGGAACTGTATGAGTGGAACGGAAAGAATATAGAAGCAAGGCTTATAAATGGAACAGTGGTGAAGTTTAGATACGTCAGGAATTATGACGACGCAACCAAGTACCAAGGCCGTAGCATGGACTTTATCGGAGTGGACGAGCTTACAAAGCATGAAGAAAAGACGATACAGGAGCTTTTATCGTGCTTGCGTTCTCCAAAAGGTTATCCGCCAAGGTTCAGGGGCACTTGTAACCCGGGAAGCAAGGGGCATTACTGGGTTAAGAAGAGATATGTGCAAGGTACCAAATACGGTGAAAAGACGATAATAGACAGCATAACAGGAAGTAAGATTGAATTTATCCCGGCTACCGTCTACGACAACGACATACTGATGAAGAATGACCCGGCTTATGTCAGGCGTCTCGAAAACCTTCCGTATGAACAGAAGAGAGCATTTCTTTATGGAGACTGGGACGTATTCGAGGGCATGGGACTTAATAACTGGGACGAAGGGCTCGTAGTAGTGGAAGATTTCGAGATACCTAAACATTGGCGAAGATGGATAGCGGTTGACAATGGATATACGGACCCGTTTGCGTGGTATTGGTTAGCAGTATCAGAGGACGGTACTGTTTATATATACAGGGAATACACAAGAGATTATGACGACCCGAATGTGATTTACAGAACTCAGGCAGAGCGAGTCGTTGAACTATCGACAATAATAAACCCCGACAAGTACAGAGAGTATATTGAATACGGTTTAGTGGACCCGGAGCTTGCTGATCTTGAAATGAGGGAGTTTGAGAAAATCGACTTCATTGTAATAGGACATGACGCATGGCAACATCACCCGGCTACAAAGACCATTGATACACCACAAGGAAAATCAATCCTTGATTACTACTCCGAGGGTGGATTAAACAAATTGGCAGGCTATAAGAAGCCGTTGACCGATAGAAGGTTGAGAAAAGCAACGTGGGTTGAGTATCTTGAACCTTATAGGAATCAGGAAGGGGAGCTCACAACAAAGGTAAAAATCTTCAGGAATTGCAAGAAGCTAATTGAGACGCTACCTTTGCTGGTAAATGACAAGAACGACCCTGAAAAGATCGAAGATGGGATAATAGACCACTGGTATGATGCCGCCGGATATGGCCTTATAGCATACCATGCAAGTAATACCAAGCCTAAGAAGGAGCTCACAGTAATAGAAGAGCATAAACAGCGTTTGGCTAAGAAGAACAAGAACATGAAGAGACGACTAATGTAAGGAGTGGATAGTGTGGCAGGGAAAGCTAAGATAGAAAAGGTAACAATGGTAGCACCATGCAGAGTATTTGGCTGTGGGAAAAAGGCCAGTTATAAAATAGGAAATCCGGCTGGTTCACCCTCTGGGTTTTATTTCTTATGTGGAGATTGCACAGAGAGTTTATTGAAGTCAATATCAGAGGTATTTGATGACAATAAAGAAGTTAATGTAGACAATAACGAGATTATTGCAGAGGTTGAAGAGGAAGAGATCGCCACTGAAGAAGTCGAGGTACATTATGTATGGTCCGAAGCTCCTGAAGAACCAATACCGCCGAAAGAAGAACCAGTAGAAGAAGTAGTAGAGCCTAAGAAAGCAACGTCGAAGAAAGCATTGGCAAAGAGGGGGACTAAGAAGTGATAGGTAGCTCTGAAATAATGATACTTCAATCCGTAGCAATAGTTGTACTATCTCTTGTCATAGCCTTCAAAGACCATAATACATTACGGCTTATGAGAGAGCATCAAATGGAAAAGAAGGACCTTCTCAACCGTATCATGGCTAAGGACCTTAATGAATATAAGAATGTCAACAATACATCGTTGCCTAAAGGCAAGAGCCCTTTGAGAAAACAGGAAGAGGATTTCGAGGGGCTATATGAATAGGGGTGGTTAAATGGACGCATTGAACCCAATTAAGAATATGTTTCAAGGTGGAAAGAAGGGAAACCAGAAGCAACCAAAGCAAGAGGTTGAGTTTGAGGACGACATATTAAATGAGGTCGTAAAAGATTTCGAGCAGAGGAAAAGGGACAGGCAGTCGTTAGAACTTCAATGGCGACTTAACATGAACTTCTATGACGGCAACCAATTCGTGTATGTTAACAGACAGACCAAGAACGTTGAAGAAGTAGAAAGAATGTATTGGTATCAGGAAATGGAAGTGTTCAATCAGATAGCTCCTATTATTGAGACGAGACTTTCAAAACTCGGTAGATTAAGGCCAATACAAAAGACACGGCCTGCAACCAATACTGACGCAGATATAAACAACTCAAAGGTTTGCAACAAACTATTGGAATCATACTACTATGACAGGGAAATGAGAGATCAGCAATCCGTAGCAAATACATGGAGTGAGGTTCTTGGTGGTGTTATATGGAAGAACTTGTGGAATGAGGAATTGGGCGGGTCTATAACGAATACAGATGTTGGGATATTGAAAGAAGGCGACGCACAATCAATCCCGATAAACTACTTCGAGATATATCCTGATTCAATATGGCATGAGAACATAAAGGATTGCAAATCAATAATACATGCTAAAGCGTACACAGTAGAAGAGATAAAAGAAATCTGGGGCAAGGAAGTTCCCGGCTCTGAAGTGAACGTATTATCAGTAACCGGGACTGAAATGAACTCGGGTACTCTTGATTCAATGGGAGCAAGCTACAAGATAACAAACAGGACACAGAGGAACAGTGCCCTTGTAATTGAAAAATGGGAAAGGCCGTCCAAGAAATATCCAAATGGACGGCTTATTATATGCACTGAAAAAGAACTGCTGTTAGTGACAGATCTTCCGTACCTTGTTGGCGAGGACAACACAAGAGGTCTACCTTTTGTATCGCAAAAATCAATCAAGGTTCCGGGAAGGTTCTTTGGAAAGTCAATAATAGAAAGACTGATACCGCTTCAAAGAAGATACAACTCGCTTAAAAACAGGAAAGCTGAATACTATAACAGAGTTACTATAGGTCAGCTTGTTTATGAAGAAGGCAGTATCGACGAGGACTTCCTTGAAGAAGAAGGAGCGGCTCCGGGAGCGATGATACCTTATAAACAAGGATTCAATCCTCCGAGGTTTATGGAGTTCCACAATCTACCTTCGTCAATGGAAATGGAAGAGCAGAACATACTCCATGACTTCATAAGGATATCAGGCGTATCGGAAATATCCAGAGACAGCTCCGCACCAACAGGAGTATCTTCCGGTAGAGCACTTGGCATACTACAGGAGCAGGACGAAACAAGATTATCTCTTACAGCAAGTTATATTACAGACGCAAACATAGAGATAGGTAAACAGGTACTAAGGCTTTACAAGCAATTCGCAGATACCGACAGAGTTATCAGAAGTGTTGGAGAGAACCTCGAAGTCGAGATATTGACTTGGGACGCTTCAAACATAACTTCCGATGACGTGTATATAGAAAGTCAGTCACAGTCGATAGAATCCCCGTCACAAAGACGAAACATGGTCTTTGAGTTATTACAGTACGGATTATATAACGACCCTGAGACTGGACGCTTAACTAAGGAAGGTATCTCGAAATTATTTGACGTTATAGATTTAGGAAACTGGGAAGCTGGAAGCGACACAGAAAAGCTGCACATATCAAAGGCAGACAGAGAAAATCAGGCTTTTGTCACTGGCAAGTGGGAAGATATTGATTCCTACGATGACCACATGATTCACATACAAAGGCACAACAGGTTCAGGCTAACATCAGACTTTGAAAAGATGATAGCTGAAAACCCGAACTTGGGCGTAGCTCTTGAATACCATGTAATGCAACACGCAGGGAAGATTCAGGAAATGAACCAACCTCAAATGCCGGTAATGCCAGAACAAGGTGCAGTTCAATAGAAAGGAGAGAAATATGTTAAAGCAGATTCAACCAACTTACAAGCTGAACCTTCAACTCTTCGGAAGTGACATGTTTAGTTCGCAAGCAGAGGGAATAGAAAACCCAATATTATCAGACTCGTACGACAGCGTGGAGACGACAGAAAATGAAGTTGATATAAGTAGTGGCTCAACAACAGAACAAGCCGTGACGGGCACAGAAACCACTCCTACGCCTACGCCCGAACCAATACCAGCATACGATTTTTCAGATATCAAATCAAAGCTCGACACTATACTTGGCAGAATGGATAAATCTCCACAAGAAGTTGAAGAGATTGAAGAAAAAGCCGCAGAGTTGACAGAAGAAGATATCGAAAGAATGAACAATGATTTTTACTTGCAGTTCACCGAAAAACCTCTCGAAGCAATCGAGAAGCTTATCGAGGAAAGAGCAGAGAGAAAGATCGCTCCTGTAATGGAGTATTTTGAAGGCGTAAAGAAAATGGAATACTGGAATGGTGTACTACAGGATTTTGAAAAGGCACACCCAGACTTTCCTGATTACGTACAGGACGTATCAAAAATAATACAATCTGACGAAAGCATAAGGAACTCCAAAAATCCTATTGAACTTGCCTATAAGGTAGCAAAGGCAGATAAGCTTGAATCAAAAGTCAGGCCGTTAGATCAACAACTAAAGGACGAAGGCGTATTGAAGGAATTGTTATCCAACAAGGAAATCAAGAACCTTGTGGTCCAAGCTCTGAAATCTGGCGGAATAGAAACACCAAAAGTGATCGGTTCAGAAGGCAACACTACAGTCAATGTAAAAGAGAAACCGAAAACACTAAGCGACGCAACAAAGGCATGGCTTAATATATAGGCTGTGATTTGTATATAAATTAATTTAATCCTTTAAGGGGGTACACAGACAATGGCAACTACTAGCATGAGCTCAATTAGTGAAGCTCTAAAAACGTATTACTTACCGGGAATGAGATACCAGTTGAACGAGACAACCTCTCCGTTCTACCAAAAAATAGAGAAATCAGCTAAGAATATCAGCGGAACAGATATTAAGCTTGCTCTAAGATATGGTAGACAAGGTGGTATTGGTAACAGACCAGACGACACTCTGGATATGCCAGTACCAAACCCAAGAAAAACCAAGCAAGCACAATGGGGAACTAAGAACATCTTTGCGGCTATCAGATTGACCGACAAGGTTATCAAGGCTACAAAGGATTCTAAGAACGCATTTGCTTCAATGCTTGAGCTTGAACTTCAAGACGCACTGACTGATGCTAAGGACAACTTTAACAGACAGTTGTTCGGTGACGGTTCAGGAGTTATGGCAACAGTAACCACTGGCGTAACAGGTGGTAACATCGTTACAGTTAATTCCGTTAGATTCTTCGCAGAAGGACAATTCGTTGACCTTCTAAACGCAGACGGAACACCAGTAGTGACAGGAAGAGAAGTCACTATTGTTGACGATATCAACAACACCGTCACTCTTGGTGGAGCAGTATTCACTTCAATAGCAACAGACATAATAACAATAGCAGGCTCATATGAGTCAGAGCTAACAGGACTTGGGAAGATAATGACTGTAGATTCGTCCATATATGGAATCGACAGGTCAACTAACAAGTGGCTTAATCCATATGTTAAGAACCTTGGAGGCGAGCTTACATTCCTAGGCATGCAAGATGTAATGGACAGGATCGAGACTCGTTCAGGTAATAAGATAGACTTCCTGATGGCTTCATATGGAGTCAGAAGAGCGTTTATTTACCTGTTTGAGTACGGGCAAAGAACGGTTAACACTCTTGATTTAGAGGGTGGCTTCAAAGCCCTGGACTTTAATGGGACAGCATTGATCGCTGACAAGTATCAAGCAGCTGGAACTTTGGACTTCCTATCAACGAAGAACTTCATGCTTAATAGATTGGACGACTGGGATTGGCTTGACAAGAACGGCAATATCCTTTCAAGGATCTCCGGCTCTGCGATCTATGAAGCAATCCTTTCATTCTATGGCGACTTAGGTTGCGATATGATAAGAGGACAAGGCAGACTAACTGGAATAACTGAGCATTAATAAAGAATAGGCGAGGGTTTATACTCTCGCCTTATTTTTATTTAGGGAGTGGGATAATGAGAAGCTTGCAAGACTACAAGGAAATAATCGAAGATAGCGTTTACGGAATACCTCAAAGGTTAAAGGACTATGACCCGTCGTTCTTCGTCGTCAGAAACCATAAGACAGGGAAATTTGAAATACATTCTACTGATAACATGTTTGATTCATATTGTTTTACAGTACATTTTGACGAGTTGGACCAAAGAACGCTCGATATAGTAATGAAAAACGACATGAATAAAAAGAGTGCAAGAGACTTAGAAAGAGAAGTAGACGAACACAATGAAAAGATTGAAAAAGCTCAAAAGAGAGATTTCCATAACTGGGCTGAATCAGTAGCCAAAGAGACATATTCGCACTGGAAGAAAGATATAGATAACGAGTACATCGGTATGCCAAAGAAGGTGACTTAATGATAGCTAAAAGGATTTATGAACACGCTAAGCTCCATGTAGACGATGATTTTACCTTCGTTCATGCAAGACGCTGGTTAAATGAAGCGTTGGGGCTAATATCCGTAGTGTGTGAGCATGGAAGCAGAGTTACAGAAAGTGTAACAATAAATTCAACCGGACCAGAATACCATGACTTACCGGATAATGTCATTGAAATAAAAGCAGTATATGAAGATAGTATAAGCCGTGAAAACAGATATCAGGATTACGTATACGAGGGTGGAAGGATTTATATACCAGATGAAGGTACTTTCCTTGTCGAGTACGAAAGAACAGCAAAAGATATCGGGCTTGAATCAGATACGCCTGAAGTCCACCCACAATATCACTTCCCGATATCTTACTGGGTAGCAAGCAGGGAAAAATTGAGATTCAACCCACAGGACCAAGACGGCATTAGGCTTCAAGGAGAGTTTTATTCTCAAATCAGGACCGTTGATCTGGCTCTTTCAAAGAATAGAAGAGTCAGGAAAATACAAGTATAAAGCGGTGATCATATGGCATATAGACAAAATCATAGAGAAATAGTACCGTTTGTAGATTTCTTAGGCGGCCTTAATGATACATCTACTCCTGAACACATGAAGGACAACGAGCTGGAAGTGGCAGACAACGTATCGCTCAATATCCGTGGCGGTATATCTTACAGGGAAGGCACTAACTACATTAACGAGACAAGTTTCGCAGATGATGTTATGTATCTAATCGAATATCCATTAAAAGACGGGCAGACGATAGATTTAGCCGTAATGTCAGATAAGAAGCTGTACGACATAACTGGTGGGACAAAGACGCTTATAACTACCCTCAATACCGACGAGATCGACCATGTTATATACAGGAACGCAGTATATTTTGTAGACGGCGTAAAGCTTAGAAGCTATGGAGCTTATGAGTACAACACTCAATTAGGAACTCTTGATATAAAAGCGGACGATATAGTATGGAACTACCCTGTATCGACAGGCACAACTCCGGGAACAGCAAAGCACTTCTACAGAGCAAAGTCTAACCAAACAGGCGTCAATCTTGCAACAGCAGATTATGGCAACACTACACTATGGGAAGATGTTACTCACGCAAATTTCGAGATACCTAATTAAGCAAAGGCTTCTACTGAAACAGACAACGATCTATCACCGATACACAAATGTAAGTTTATAGAGATACACCCTATAAGTCATAGATTTTTTACTGGTGGCAATCCTGAAGATTCATCATGTATATACTTTTCTGAATCAGGCAGTCCCGGATATTTCAAAACTACAAATAAGCTTTATCCTACTGGTGGAGAAGGTCCTGTAAGAGCTCTTGCTACCATAACCAATAGTTTGCTGGTTGGTTATTCAAAGGGCTGGTGGGCTTATACAGGCATAGACCAGACTGACTGGAAATGGCACAAGATACCAATACCTTATGGAGTGCAGAATAACTACGTCGTGTCTTTATCTCCATCAAGCATAATGTTCTATTCCAATAACGGCATATATAAAATGAGCAGTGCTTTAGTTGATTACAACATAGTTGTCAATGCTGAAGATGTATTATTTGAAAATGTCAGCGATGGGAAAGTTGAAAAAGCAATATCCATGATAGCAAATCATAAATACACAAAGGCTGTATTCAGCGACAACAAGTTCTATCTTGCTTATTCAGAGACTACAGATACAAAGAAAAACGACAAGATACTTGTGTACGATTTCCAATTAAACAGCTTTGTACGTTATACAGGGCTTGAGGTTAATTGTTTTATACGAAAACAAGACGGAAGGGTTTATTTTGGAAGTACGAACTATGTAAATGTATTCGACAAGGAATGCTTGAATGATACCGATTCATCAGGCGTTTCCGTTCCTATTAACTTTAACATCAGGACAAGAAGATACAGTTTCGGATCTCCGTTCAATAAAAAGTTGTTCCATAGACTCTTCATAGGCACTACTCAAGGCGTTGATATAGGCAACACGATAGCTATGAAGTTAAGGATAGATTATGGCGATTCAGGGGAATATATCATAGACCTTAACAATGAGTCGTTTGTTTGGGGCTATCCTTGGGGCGGTGTATGGGGCGGTGCTGATATCGGTGCTATGGAAACACACATGAGAAGGAAGGGCATAAGAGCACAGGTAATATTCGAAGGCCGAGACCTTAACACGATTAAACCGGTTACTATATACGGAATAGCATTTGACTTAACCTACTTAGACGCAAAAGTCAGAACGTTAGGTGTTAAGAGGTTGGTCGATGAAATTTATACAGAGATTGATTAGGTGGTGAGACAATGACAAAACCTATAAGAGAATTTAGTGCAAATGAGGGCGATTATAGCGTTGGTTTATCTGGTCCAGATGCTATTGAAAAGGACATAGATACAATACTTAGAATGTTCGATCCGTTAACGACACATGAAGATGGAACTGCTGGCGGTATAGGACCAGAGAATATGCAACCCGGTACTATCAGCGATACTATACTCGGCAATAGGACGATTGACCAATCAATAGCAGACGTTTATTCAAATACAGGAACATTAACAAAAATACTTTCTTGGATTGCTAAATCCATCAAGGCGTTAA